TCATTTATAGGATAAAGAAAACCCAACTTTATAAAATGATCCAAAGAAGGTCACACAAACAGTCCTAACTAAAAATGCAAGTCACTGACAACCAGTAACTTGCACTTTAAGCGTTGGGATACCCGGAGTTATGCGACTAAAACATAATTCTCGAAAGCCTTTATTAATCACCCTTTCTCTTTGTTTTTATTTTAGTTTTTACTTGATTTTTCCGACTTTTCGCCGAGTTTTTTATTGCAAATAGATTCAGAAAGACAATAAATTATTTTTCTTTTCATCATATTCTTTCTTGGTCATTCCTCCCTTTTTAAAGAGATCATAGAAAATACCAATATCTTTTATCCTTGACGATGTCAGCTCATCATAATGCGATGAATAAGATGGATCTTGTAACTCCTTTTTCTTTTCAAGATAATCTTCATCCGTAATAGCTCCCTTTTCTTTCAGGTCAAATAGGGAAACGAGATCTTTTGCTATTGCACTTTCTTCTCCGGTATAAGCGGGTTCAAAAGATAATACAGGAGGAACAAAAGCAGATTTATTGTTATACTCCTGATCAAAACTATCTTCATTCATACATAAGAGTTTAATTCCCTCAATGAAACCTATTATAGAAGGAATACCCGTCCAACAGAACAATATATATAATATCCCAGGACCGGATTTCCCAAGATAAAATTTATGGATACCCAATCCACCCAATATCAATGCAAATATTGCTGCAGTTGTTTTATTCTTCATAATCACATCATTTTATCAAGTTATCATTTATTTTGACAATCAGACAGCGGCCTGATCGATATTGTCTTTCTTAACAGATATATCTCTTTCAGCCTTTAATCTTCCTATTTCTTCAGCTTGTTTTCTTATAATTTCATCTTTCTTCTCAATTTCAGAAAGCAAGTGAGAAATATAATCATTAGAAGCCACTTTTTTATCAATATTTTTATGAATAGATTCAATATTTCTATCCTGAATCATATTTCCTTTTCCAGTCATTAACCATACAACAGAAAGTTGATGATAATTATCAATGATAAGTTGCAGCCATTTACTTTGTATATCATGACCGCTTTTTATAGCTCTAGATAATACACCAGCACTTGCTCCTATTGACTTTTCCATTGTACTAATAGGAATATTCTCATGATTAGCGAATATACTGATTCGCTCTATTAAATTTGTCATTGAATTAATTATATTTGATAATTATCATTATTTAACATGAAAATAATCAGTATTTTGTTTGCTATACTGAAAATTATCATTATATTTGCTCCATGTTCAGTTTTGCACAAGCCCAAAAATACGAAAAATTAAAGATAAATACAAATATTTTTACAAATAAAAAGCCACATGAAAAAACAATTAAAAGCAGATACAAGGCTAAAGAAATATCTTGCAGGATTATTTCGGGTGAGCCAGCGGACAGTTTATTATGCTCTCGGATTTGATTCCAGTAGGGGTAATACAATCATTGCTTCAAAGATTCGAAAGGCCGCACGTGAGCATGGGGCACAATTAGTATACACATTGCCTGAATGTGAAACTATATATAACGCTGATGGAAAAATGATACAGACATTCCAAAACGGCGCTAAAATAATAGCAGATAAGGAATCAGGTAAAATATCTATAGCCTTTGATAAGACTATAATCTATACTGAAGACAATTGCTCTATCTCTGATTTCGGTAAAATACAGGATCTTGCTAGTAAATATAAAAAAGGAGGCATATTATGACGGATCTACTTTTCGATATACCTGAAGAAATAAAGGATATTGTGAACCCCAATCCACGAATGTTTATGAAGCATGATGTATTCAAGGCAATAATTGAGTTTAAAAAGAACTACAATCATAAGAAAGGCCTGGTTAAAATATTGACATTATTCAATCCTTCCGCAAAATTTGCAGATAAATTAGATACATGTTTAAGATCTGATTTTCTTGGAAAAATAATTGATCTTAAAAGATACCCGGAAGTTGATCTTGGAATAATTTATATCGAAACAAGTCATCCATCCATTGGAAATGTATTTTTAAGCGATATCTATCAAAATCTATATCAGGAAGAATTACCTCTCAAGCATAAGAATGAAGATCTTTTATTAAAAAGCATGTTGGAAAGAAGACTATTAATTGATTTCAATGACGGGGACATATCCCATTATCTTATAAGATCATGGACAGGAGATCAGAATACTATAACCACATAGCAGATATGCTATGTAACATGCATCCCGGTGAAACATTTGAGATCAAAAAGCATGTCAAGCCTGAAAATCAAGAATATTTTATCAGATGTTTCAAGAGATTTGCAGGATTAATTAATTGTGATCGATGGTGGTATGAATGGGATGATGAATTTCTTACTATTACTTACCAGGAAAGCGATGATTTTCTTAACAGAAATACGATTCGTTACAGAGACAAAAGGGGCAAAAAATGGTTACAGAGATAGATAAAGAAAAAATAAAAGAGACTGCCAATATCGTCGAGATTATACAGGAATTTGGAGTAAAGCTACAGAAGGCCGGCACAATATATAAAGCCTGCTGCCCATTTCATCAAGAAAACACTCCTTCTTTCTATGTTTCTCCCACACGTCGCACCTGGCACTGCTTCGGAGCATGCGGAGAAGGCGGTGATGTCATTTCTTTTCTCCAGAAATTGAATGGCTGGACTTTTATCGAGTCCTGTCATTGGCTGGCAAACAAATATAGCATTGATCTACATGAGGAGAAACGAACTCCGGAAGAAATAGCAGCAGAGAAGAAACGTGAATCCATGCTGAGTGCTATGCAGGAAGCCCAGAAATGGTTCACTGCACGAATGAATGTCTATCATAATACATCCCCAATATTCAATATCCTGCAAGATCGCGGAGGATATAAGGAAGATACTTTACGGAATTATGGTATTGGCATCAGCGGTACCAATGATGAACTTTGTCGGCAACTCTCTAAGTCTTTTCCAAAAGAAATTCTCATTGCTTGTAACCTGGGTTATGACAATATCCATGAACATGCTTTCCAGGACAAATTCCGAAACCGTATCATGTTCCCTTTCTATACTTTTTCGGGGAATATTATAGGATATACAGGCCGGACCATGATCAAAGACCTGAAACCTAAATACAACAACACCGGAGATACACCCTTATTTACGAAAGGAAACGAGATATGGGGTCTATACCAGGCACGGAAAGAGATTATGCGTTCGGACCAGGTGATCTTTGTCGAAGGACAGTTTGATGTCATAGGCCTTGCTGACCAGGGAATCAATAATGCAGTAGCTTTTTCGGGCACGGCACTGACGGACCAACAGCGGAAAAAGATCATGAGATTGACTCATAATGTCACACTCATGTATGATGGAGATACTGCAGGAATAGCAGCAACACAAAAGCATATTCCGGAGCTGCTGAAAGCAGGATTCCGGGTTCGATGCATATTGGTTCCGGACGGACAGGATCCGGATGAATTTTCGCACAAGGAAAAGAAGTTGGCCGTATGGATAAAAAACCACGAAGAAAGTTTTGTGGAATATCTCTACTCTACTACCCTATCAAATGATGAAATCAAGCAGAACCAGGCAATCAATGAGATTCTGAAAGACATCGCCATTGTAGATGACAAAACACTACAGGAGAAATATCTGAAAAGACTGAGCAAGTTGGCAGACATGCAGCTCTCTATTATCAGGGATCAATTCAAAGGTCAGAAAAAGCAGAACCTGAAGAAAGAGGTCAAGAATGACAATCCTAGATTTGTCGGCATTGAGGAAGCAAAAAATCATATCTCTGATGAAAATGATTCCATCGAATTGGTAACTAACTGGGATTCTTTTTTTGATGGTTTGGAGCAACGTCCTGTCGTGATGGCCATAGGTATACCTCTTGAATCAGACCTGCAGTTGCTCAGGCAAATATCCTCTACCATACTTTTTACTCTTCCGGACGAAAAGGTAACAACGGATAAAGAAAATGATGAGATCTTGCTATTAAAAGCCCTCTATAAACAAGGCTATACGATCCTTGTTAAGAGTGCCAACAAGGAAGAGGATTTCATTGCCTGGTATATCGGACTATATACTTCAATCCTCGAAGAGAAAGAGAATGATTATACCGACCTCGAGCAGGATACTTATATCGACCGTTGCGCAGAAATGATTGCATACGCACCATCGACAAAGCGAGTACGATCAATGAAGAAATGGTCAGAAGGTCTGGGAATCACTGAACGTGCATTACGTGATTCTGTCAAGGTCATGCTCGACAAAACCAAGAGACCATCACGGTCAAAAGATGAAGACGATACAGATGCAGAGTTTGATTTCAAAGATGAATCTACTCAGGTACCTGACTATGTCGAAAAGAATCCGGATTACGCATATATGTTGAAACGCTTCCATTTTTATCCACGTCTGAATAAAGAGGATAATCCCTGTTGCTATATGTTCCGTTCCGGAGAATCTGAGAGTTATCATCGTGTCTGTGATTTTTATATGGAGCCCCTTATCCATATCTATGATAAGGACTCGAAAGAGAACAAACGTATTGTCAAACTTTATTCGATCAATAAGGATAGTTTCGGACATCCTGTAAAACCGAAATATGTGGAATGGCAGACAGATATATTCGGATCAATGAACACGGTAAAACTGGCCCTGATGCGTGAAGGTCCTTACAATATGGAGCACATGTCTGCAAAAGGACCGGAATGGGATAAGATCTGGAACTGGATGAGTTTGAAATTCAAACTCAGTTACAGACTCAATGTTCTCGGACAACAGAAAGAAGGCTTTTTCGCATTCAGTAACAAGATATTCTTTCAAAACGAAAAAGGAGAATATGAGCTTAGGGCAATGGATAACCTCGGCCTGGTATCTTACAAAGGTCAGATCTATTATTGCCCTGCCTGGAGCGAGATCTATCTGCATGACCGTAATGAGGACGATCCATACGAACAGGATAAATGGCTCTATTATCAGGATATACCCGAAAACAAGCAGATCACATTCGCATACTGGGCAAAATTGTTTAATGAAGTCTATAAGGTAAATAATAACGGCAAATGGGGTATTCTATTTGCTATTATGTCTGCCTTCCGTTCAGACATTTTTCCGATCAAAGGTATTTTCACAGCCCTGTTTTTCATGGGGCAGACCGGTTCAGGTAAATCCCAGATAGCTATTTCTATAAGATCCTTGTTTATCAAACCGAACGTGCAGGTATCCAATCTGAACGGTATCAGCGAAGCAGCCTTTTTCTCGATCCTTGAAAGATACCGTGATATCCCCTGGTTATTCGACGAATATAACGACAAAGAGATCTCTCCTGAGAAATTCCAGGGACTGAAAGCTTTGGTCTATGACGGCAACTCAAAGCAGAAACGAAGAGCAGCTACCGGAAATGACATCATCAGCACGAAGGTCAATACCTCAATTGTGCTTATGGGACAGGAAGCCCCACAGCGCGATGACAACGCATTGGCTAATCGTGTCGTGCTCTGTGATGTTCCTCCACGTGATTTTACCAACGACCAGCACGCCAGTATGATTTTCAATGAACTAAAAAGTTATGAGAAAGAAGGTCTAAGTTATCTTCTATGTGAAGTATTGAAGATACGGCCAATCGTTCAGCAGAACTTTGCAAGTTATCAATCAGAATGTATAAAAGACCTGTCAGCAAGGGCCAGTGTCTCGGGAGGACGTTCAGGGGACTTGACACGTATCATCACTACCGTATCCTTTTTCTGCACAATATGCAAGATCATCGAGGATAATTGTCCGCAACTCAAGTTGCCTTTTACATACGAAGAGTTTTTGAAGATCGCAGTTGAGAAAGTCAATTACCAGGTCGAATTGCTTTCACATACGGATAAGGTCAGTTCCTTCTTTGCTGCTATGGACTCTATGCTCGATAGACATATCATCATCAGAGGTCGTGAGTTCAAGATAGATACGCCAGAAGATGTCATGTTGCATCTGGACGAAGGAGACCGGACGGTACAGTCTGGAGTAAAGATCCTATATATGAACGTGAAATCAGTCTATGACCTTTACAAGAAAGACCGGACGACTGATGAACCGATCAGCAAGCAGACCCTTTCAACTTATCTGAAATCGAACCCTTGTTATATCGGCACCAAGCGGTCAGTAAGATTCACATGGACAGAACCTCACTATGAGAATAAAACAGATGCTGATGGCAACGAATCTGACCAAGCAACGATGACAATGGTTACAACGACAAAGAATACCTCATGCTATGTATTTGATTACTCGCGCCTAGCCAGGATCATGGATATTGACCTGGAGCGAGAACAGGACGATGATATTTCCAAAAATGAAGATAATGTTCCATTTTAAAATTTAAGTTATGAAAAAAGAAAATATTAAGGTAGCATCAAAAAAATTAGATGAGCTAGAAACTCTGAAGAAAATCATAAATGATAAGGCATATCACGGATTTTCCAGCTGGGGTATTAATGACCATGAAGATGTTTTGCATTTTTCCTGGTGCAAGAACTATTCTAATATGGATTATAATATCAGGCCATTAAGCCCAGAATTAAATGAACGGATCATGGAAGTTCTTAAAGACAGGGTTAAGGAATTAGATGAAGAAATAAAGAAACTATGAAAAATGAAGCAAATATCATCTAATATGGCCATTTGTCCTCACTGTGGCAGGACACTTAGTTTAGACAATTTTTACAAAAGAAGTGACCGAGGATATGAAACATTGTGCAAAGATTGCTTCAGGCAGGAAAACAGAAAAAGATATCCTCTTAAACCTGAAGGATGTTACATTCGTCCAGATGGTCGAATATTTTTGAATAAAGGAGGTATTCATTCAATTTATTGGAGTAATTCTATGATTAAGGACCTAAAGGAAAAATTTCATAACACAAGTAATGAAGATCTTCTGATTGAATTCGGTCTTGGACGTGTTTCTCTCAGGACCTTAATAAGAAAGGCTAGAGAATTGGGATTAAAGAAAGATCATGCATATCTGCATTATATCTATTCTCATCATCTATGTAATTCAAACATTTTTAAATAGACAAAGATGAAACTAAAACTAATTAAAGGAACTCATGGCCAATATGCTTTTTATTGCCCTGCCTGTAAAGACATACATTGTGTTTGGACGGATCCTCGAGACTGCGTACATGTCTGGGGATGGAACAAAAACAAAGAAAAACCTACTTTTACCCCTTCAATAAAAGTACTCTCTTATACCGGTCAGGACGTAACCGGAATCTGTCATTCTTTCATAAAAGACGGAAAGATACAATATCTCGGAGATTGTACACATAAAATGAAAGGAAAGACTGTTGAACTTCCTGATATCCCTAAAAAACATTTGAACTTTTTAAAATAAACAGATTATGGAAGAACAGCAAACAAGAACCGCACCGGTTGCGGGAGATAATGGTCAATGCTTTTGCCATATAACATGGATAACTTTTATAAAAGCATATAAAATATACAAAGAAAAATATGAAGGTAATTTTTCAGTCGATAGAATAATAGATCAAGGTGGATTTACCGAAGAAGAACTTGATGAGTTTTTCCCTGAATGGAAAGATTATATCATTGAGGATGAGCCTTTAAAACGAATATTAAAAATCAAATAATTATGACCATTTGTAAAGATATAATACCAAACAGAGGGCAGCCAAAATTCTGTGACTGTTTTTTCATCTTTTTATATGAAAAAGAAAAATCCTCTCAAAAAATGGAAAATAACGCAAAAACGCTGAAAAACGTGTTTTTCGTTTCCAACAGTCCAACAGTCCAACAAAACGACTTGTTTCGATTACTTATTATTTATACATATAAAGTATAAGTTATTGATATACAATATATTACTTATTATTTATTATATTATTATATTATGAATTATCTTGTTGGAAATGTAGGATTATTGTTGGAAACATGTTGGAAACTGTTGGATTTACCCCCCTGTTTGTTGGAAATGGTAGTTTTAACAGTTGTTCTATTTTTCCAGTTAAAAAGTGTTTTGTTGGACTGTTGGAAACGCTTTCCAACAACTCCGTCAAAATCAGAATATCAAGAAAGTGCCTGTTTAAAGGCTTTCCGTTTTTGTGTTGGAAAAGCATTTCCAACACTTTCCAACAGGATTTTGAGAAAGTCGTTATCTTCAAATCCTTTATTTATAGGCTATTTAACACTATTAACACTTCTTAGTGTTGGACTGTTGGAAACGTTTTGCAGAAAACAGGCATATATGAGTTTTTGAATCAATAATTTATCAAGGAGAAAAATTATGATAATGTCAAACAATAAGAAAAGAGAAAGAGCACGGTTACAATTGAATTGCAAGCGATATGTCAAGGCTTATCTCCTTGCTAATTATAACAGTCCCGATGAAGACTGGAAAGAAATCATAGATTTGTCGACGGATAAGGTATTATACCCCATTTTCGTTTCGATGCTGAAGCGGAATGAAGGCAGGTATGACAACCGGTCCAAATGTGCGAAATATAACGCTACTGTCAGCATCGCTCTTACAATGGATCAATTCAGGCGTTATGGCTGGATGCTTTCGAACACCGAGACCCTTCGATTCAACCGGATCCTGGAATATCGTGTGAAGCGAATGCTATACTCTTCAGTCGGAGCATTACGAATAACAGGTATGCCCATATCTGACTGTATCAGACGATTCCGACAAGCGACACATATCACGGAATGTGACTGGGATACGGATAGTATTCGAAAGGACCTGCAGAGACATCTTCCAGACATTTCTGATCTATCTGATGATTTTTTGAAAAAAATAGAAGAAAAAGTGTGGTGCACTTTGTCCTAACATGGGACAACCTGCACACACGATAAAAAACAATATAAAAATGAAGAACTTTAACATTAAAGATGATAATATCGGAGGATTGCTCCGGATGTATGCCATCCCGGTAAGTTCGTTCCTCCGGCTCAGAAACGATTATGTCAATAATCAACAGATCTTGGAAGTACAGGATCGTGATTCCATCATCAACATACCGAGTCTGGACAATCAGACTTACAGTTGGACCGAAGCTCATGATCGGGATGAAGGAGGTGATTATTGGGAACCGGTCATTGACGGGATTATACCAGGAAACAAAATTGATAATCAGGATGTCATCGAGGAACTGGAACGAGGAGAATGGCTGGTATTGGCTGAAGATCAGGACGGAGCAGTATATTTATCAGGATCAAAAGATGCTCCAATGGAATTTACAACCACACGTTCATCAGGTACATCCTATACTGATCGCAATCAGATTTCCTTTGAATTCAAATGTCGCCAGGATCATCCTTCCTTGATTTTGGCAAATGATATGGATGATCTTTAGTCCATATCATCCGTTTTTCAGGCCTATTCAGGGTCCCTATGTCTTATGACCGGTCTGATGATTTGATTATTTTTGGCATATAAAATTTATGATATGCCAAAACTGATCAAATTAGTTGGTGATATAGATAGCTGGGGGTATATGACTTATCAGATTCAAAACCAACTGAGCAATACAAAAAAAGGAGACTCGATAGAGCTTCAGATTGATTCATTGGGAGGTGACGTCGCTCAGGCGAAGACCATCCAGAACATGATCAAAAGTCAGGGTAATGTCACAGCTCATATTGTCGGTTATACTGCTTCAGCTGCCACATGGGTCGCATTGGGTGCAGATAAGGTCGTCATGAATGAGGATGTTCTGATGCTTATCCATCAAACAAGTTGCGATCTGACGCTCTATCAGAGTGTGAATGCTGATGATCTTACACAGATCATTGCTGATCTTCAGAAGAAGAAAAAGGATAATGAAGCCTTTGATCTGTCGATTGCCCAGAGTTATGTACGTCATAGCCAGGGTAAACTTGACGTGAAAGGTGCTCTCAATCTGATGAAAGATGCAGCATGGCTGACACCTGACGATGCATTGAAATATGGACTGATCGATGAGATCAGTAATGAGAAAAACATGCAGATAGTTGACAACGCCATCTCGAAGAAAATAATGAATGCTCTCAAGATGCCGGCTATCCCTGTTAAACAACCTGCAGAACAGGAACCGGAGAAAAAGAATATGGTTACTGCAATAAAAGATGCTCTAACTCAGATTTTCGGAGGTTCGGTGGCTAATGTTGCTCCTGCTGAAGCCCCAAAAGTACAATCAGAAAAAGATAATACGATTATGAAAAAAGATTATGTAAAGGTGAACACTCTCCTGAAAGTAGAAGGGATTGAGGTAAAGGATGGAAATATTACCCTGACGGAAGATCAGGTAAAATCCATCAATGATGCATTGGCAGAAAAGGATGCGAAAGTTGACGAACTCAACAAGAGTCTTGATACTGCCAAAGCAGATAAAAAGACTGCAGATGATGCACTGTCAAATGCAGAAAAGACTATTGATACGATCAGTGATGACATCAAATCCACTGAGGGTATTTCCGGAAAGGTAGATAAGATAAAAACCCTGATGAATCATGTTGCAGGTGTTCAGGTTGATACTCCTCCTGCTGAGCATGATCCGGAAGACTGCTCTGACGTGGCTAAAGATCCGATAAATGACTTAGTCGCTCCATATCTTCACAGAAACACTAAAAAATAAATCATTATGACATTAATTAAAAAAACTATTCCACGAAGATCATCTAATAATTCTGGTTTCAATTACAAAAATTCCATTGATGTTTCTGCTGTTAAAGCAGCATTCGATGAGCATTTTGATCTGCTGAATGCCATCGACACCTTGGATGCCAGTGAAGTGTTACAGTATTGCTATGGTATTCCCGGAATACAAAATGCTATCCCTCTCGGAAAAGTAGAAGGAGGCTCCGTCTCTTCCATGTATAACGGAGTTTTTCTCGGACAGACAGAAGATTCTAAAATCGTTCCAAGAACGCTTACTGTTTACCCTATCAAAATGGAAGATTCGGATGAACCGGAGAATTATCGCCGGACTTATGTTACGGAAGTTCGAGGAGGATTATATGACGGAGGTCATCCTTTTGAGGTATGGCTGATGGAACATGTTCTTAAATTAGCTTCTCAAGAACTTCTTGATGTCTTGTTTACCGCATCTTACGATGCGACTAAAATCTCAAAGACAGTCAATGCATCAATCAAATATTCATTTAATGGCTGGGGTACGATCATTGAAAATGAAAAGACCGCAACAACTATTTCTACAACGATAGGAAACGAATATGCAACAGGTGTGTTGACAACCGCTAATATCGGCGATAAATTTCTCGAGATGTGGAGAAAGATGCCGGAAACATACCGTAGAAAGAACTCCATGGTCTTCATGAGTATGGATCTTAGAGACATGTACGTAGATTGGTATGAAGCAAAGTATCAATATGTCGCCGGAGTTGGAGACCAGGAAAGTCATCCGGTATTTCTGAGAGGTACGAATGGAAAGGTTCAGATCGTACCTGTCTATGGACTCCCTACCGGTTCTCAGTTTGTTTTGATGACCTCTCAATCAAATATGGCCTATGGATTTGATCAGGAGTCAGATATGAAAACTGTATTACCATTTCCATCAGGTAATCCTTATCAGTTTACGATGGCCGGAAAATATGTATTCGGATGCCAGTTTGTAAGTATTGACAAGGCAGAACTTTGTGTCAATGACCAGCCGCTTACTCCGGCACCCTAAAAATAGGAGGATAGAATATGTCTACAAAATGTATATCTTTAGCCAACATCGATGAGAACCTTGATTGCGCCGAACAGGACAATATGGGTGGACTTACCCCAAAAGTGATTTTCGGATATTGGGATGATGTGGCCGGATGGCCATCATTACCTGTTGGTGCAGCCGACGCCCCAGTTGCTCTTGCTGCTGCCGGAGCTCTTTCAGGTGATGTAACGATGAAAACCGGAGTTCAGGCTTATACCTTCGATTTCGGGGAAGACAAAGGCAATTTTACCATAGCTCCACAAGGTGAAATTGGATCATTGAGTATGCTGTATACGCTGACAATAGTCAGTGCAAAGATCCGAAACACAATACTCGGATTTTTGAATGCGGTGAAAAACAAGAAAATGTTTTTTATCGTACAGGATGCTAATGGCGAATATTATCTGATGGGAGATTCCCGCCGTGCTGCTCATCTCAATTCAGGTGATGGTGCAGCTACAGGTACCGCTGCTACAGATGCCAACCAAACCACATTGAAATTCACATACGTCTCTCCGCGTGCATTGCAATATGTAGGAGATGTAGCCAATTTGCTTTCTGCTGTCCAAGCACCTGCCGGGTCTTAATGCTTTTCTCTCTGTTAGCCGACGCCTCATGTCCATAATGGTCATGGGGCGTTTTTGTTTTTGTCCGATAGTTGCGATTAGAATCGCACTATATTTGCAATATATCAAAAAACGAACAAAATGGAATTAGACAAACAGTATTATGACGCCCGCGACGAAGCCATTCAATGGCTTAATCTCGATTATCATCGCCGGTCATGGAAAAAAGGTATACAACTCCTCGAACAGATGCGATTTCAGCCTCTCAAAGTAAGATCGTTGAAAATGCACGGAAACACACCGATTTGCATGCGAATGCTGATCAATACCATGCGTTATGCAATCAAGTGGTTCAGGGATACTGATAATCCGCAATTCGCGGATGGAATACCTGCAGAACTTCTCAATCAGGACGAAGGGCCGAAAACTCCGGTAAAAGAAGAGGCTAAAGTGGCCGAACAGAAAGATTCTGAGAAGTTCAAGAATATGCCTGAATCCGTTCAGGTGCTCACGCTTCGTTTTTCTGAAGCATTCAAGCACCGTGCAATTCTTCACCGTGCCATGGCCGATATAGGAGAAAAAAATGATAAGGAAAGCATGGATAAAAGGAAAGACCTGTCAGAACAGATCGACCGGTTATCGAGTCTCATGGACCGCCTTTATCCGCTGAAAGAAGCATACGAGCAACAGAGTATAATCCCTACATTGGAGCAAATCAATGAGATTCAGAATTTACCTGCTCCTGTTGCAGATCAATCATCAAAACAGATCGCGGAAAGCAGTTTGCGCAAAAAAGAAGAGGACTTTTCTTCGATGTGCAAAGAGAAACTTGCAAAACGACATCATTCTATCCGGACGCAATTAGTAAAAAAGAACAACCGGCTGAAATATAACACGGAAAAGAAACTGGACAAACTGAACCCGATGCCGGACAGTTCTGAGAGGACGAAAATTGAAACACAGGTCAGATTGCTGGGTGATCAACTCCAGCAGGTTGACCAGGCACTTGCTAAATTCGGATAATTATGGCAAAAAAATCATTGGCCGAACTTTCTTCGGATGATATTCTCGCGAGTATCCTGGATCCTGAAGGATCACCTTTACCTGCCAAATATGAGCAGGAAAAACGGCGTGTGATACAGGCTGCACAATTATGGGATAGTTATCCGAATGAGCGACAGGTTTCACGGATGTTGCAGATAAAATACAATATATCCCTTAAAACAGCCTACCGTGATATTGCCTTATCCAAGCAGTTGTTTAAATCAGAGCATACCTTTGACTGGGATGCGACAATGGCATGGATGATTAAGGATCAGATTGAACTGATCAACAAATGCAAGGTACATGGTGATTATAAGGAATGGAACAATGCTAAGAAAGTACTCCGCCAGATTATCGGTGATCGTCCTGCCAAAGAAGATGACCCGAAGCGTATGCAGGCAAATATGTTTGTGATTCAAGTCAACAATAATGGCCATGTTTTCAATCTTTCCCTGGATAAAGTGCGCAAACTTGCTCCAGACGAACTCAAGACCATGATCGATGCAATGAGTGATCCGATCACTGATGCGGATGCAGAAGAAATTTTTGATTCTTAATCATATAAAAATGAATACAATATTAAAAGACCACAGATTGATCAAGGTCCTGGTCGATCATCGAAAGATTGACTTTGTGACGGTTTCCAGGACAAAGATAATATGTACCCTTTCGCCGAAATTCCGTCCGGACGATGTCGATATACTCTGGCACCAGGTTGGCCAATGGCCGATGACGCAAAAAAGAAACGGAAAGAATTACATTATCTTTGACCGTTTCCCGGATGAAAAGACCATGACTGCACCCCCGATGCCATTGAAAAAACCACAAGCCTGATGGAACAGGATTACTGGGAGGAAGATATTAAGGTTAATCCTGCTCAGATGGCATATATGCTCTTGCAGGCAAAAAATAAATATGTCATCTATTCGCGTGGTACCGGTAAATCCTTTATCGTCGGAAGTGATGTCGATGAGAATGTCCGGACGATGCCGCGTGGAATCACCTCTCTTACCCAGGCTACGATCGGCCAGGCATTGACCAAGACTCTCCCGTCTACATTCAAGATGCTGGAGCAATTGGGTTACAAAAAGTATGATTATACTACTCATACCGGCGATTATGTGATCTGTCAGAAACCACCTGATGGTTTCTATCAGCCATACGAACATATCATGTCGTATGAGCATTGCATCACGTTTTCGAATGGTCATTGCCTGTATATATTGACTCAGGAAGGCAATAGTCGTGGACCGTCTGTAGACTATAACATCACAGATGAAGCGTTAACACTGAACAAGGATAAATTTGACCAGCAGGTTGCTCCGACCAACCGGGGCAATGAATTTATCTTTGGCCGACGCTCCAAGCATCCTGTCCTGAAGCATCATGGTAATGCGTTCTTTTCATCTATGCCTTATACTCCACAGCAAAAGTGGTTATTAGAACCAGCTAAATATTATGAGGAAGAGCGTGGTATCCATCTGTTTGAAATCTGGAACAAGATCGTCAATCTGCAGATGCAACTGATACAGTCGAAGATTGACAAAGATATCACTAAATTCAAGGACATCTGGAATGAATGTGCGCGACTCCGAAAGACGATTACTCCGTTTGTCAGCAAAGATAAGACATTATTCATCCTCGGTTCTATATTCGATAATATACAGAATGTCGGACTATCTTATATCATGAACCAGTATAAGGTCATGGACAAACTCTCGTTCATGATCGAGATTTTGAACTATATGGTTGACCGCGTCGCGAATTGTTATTACAAACTCGATGACAGACATATCTATTACAATGCCACGAATGATTCTTTCATCAAGGATTTTGCTGAGAACAATGATTACAACATGCGCGAACTGGCACGCGATAATGACTGCCGTCGTGATCTCGACTGTGATCCGCGCCAACCGCTTGAGATATGTACGGACTGGGGAAGCAATGCTTCGTTCCTCTCTGTTGGTCAGCCACGCAATTATGACTTTGTAACCCATGAGCTCAGTCTTTTCCCTGTCTTCGACATCATCAATGAGTTCTATGCCCAGCGCAATGAAGAGGACGATACCCTGGTCAATGCACTGTGTGATAAGTTTGCTGCCTACTATGCCAATCATCTCACACGTCACATCATCTACTATCGGGACCGGTATGGAGATGTGCGTCATGCGAATGCCAAGAAGAGTTACAATGAGATGTTCATTGACCGTCTGACCTCCCGCTATGGCTGGACGGTTGAACCGCGCGTTCATGGAGGTATAGAACCGCCACAGCATGATAAGTTCCTGCTATGGATGCAGTTGCTTGCTGAGACAGACGCACGTTATCCGCATATCAGGATCAACGGAGATAAGTGCAAGTATACCCTGATATCCATGAACAACACGAGCGTGATCACTGATCCTCAGACCGGTAAGTTTACCAAGGATAAACGGAGTGAACGCAATTCTACCATCTCTCCTCTCGAGGCCACCCACTTTGGTGATTGTTTGGATAAGATGATCTGGACCAAGTATGGCAGTCTCCTAAATGGTACCCATAGTTTTGTCGATGTGAGGATATAGTCCTCACCTACCCTGTCAGTCCGTGCGACTCCGCGTGCGATTCTGCATCTGATGCAATCGCAGGTCGGGGTCGCATTCCTGTCATATATCCTTGTTTTTGCGACTGCTTTCGCGACTGGCGGCATAGGGCGCGGCTGAGTAAAACGCAAAACAAAATTTTTCAAAAATGGTTTTCAAGCATTTTTTGGCTGACTTTCAAGTATTTGCAAAATCCTTAGTGTCCCTGCTTTTTGTCCAATTGAAGTGCTCCAAAAATATCTAATTTTGCCTTTGTACAATCAAAATACAGATAAAGATGAAGGTTACAAGAGAAATTTTGCTGAAAATCATGCCACATGCCAGGAAAGAGGTTGATTCCTACCTTCCCTGGCTGAATCTTTATGCTCCGGTCTATGGGGTAAACACTGCCATGCGATGGTGTCATTACCTTGCTCAGGTGGCTGTGGAAAGCGCAGAATTGCGATATACCAGGGAGATTGCATCAGGAGCAGCGTATGATACCGGTAAATTGGCAATAAGACTTGGAAATACACCGGAAAAAGATGGTGATGGCGAGAAATATAAGGGAGGTGGACCATTACAGGTCACCGGATATGCTAATTACAAAAAATTATCTGCTGCACTCAAGATTGACTTTATCACTCACCCGGAACTGATTGCAACGCCATATTATGGAGTATTATCCAGTTTTTGGTTCTGGAAATTCGGAACCGGGCATGATCTTAACCTTCTGGCCGATAAAGATGAGTATACTCACATCAGAGAGCTTATCAATGGCGGTCATAACGGACTTAAACAGGGTTTGGACTATCTCGGAAAGGCTAAAAGAGCATTTGGAATCTTAAAATCAAAAAATAATCCTTTAAAATCAAAGAAAAAATGAAAAAACTGATTCTTAAAATTAAGATGTTGTTCAGCATATTGACGACTTGGTTCGCCAGTATGCTGAGTAAAAACGATGAAATTGTCAAGATATTTGCTCCATTTGCAATAAATATCTGCAATTTCATCAAGGAGTACAATGGTTCTGCACCTATTGATGCTATCAGACTATTCATCGAGTCGACAGGAAATGCCTATCTCAAGTCAGTTATAGGTATCACGGACAAACTGTTGAATGATGAGAATATGGATAAGGTCATCGCAGTACTTAATATTGCCAGTAAGGCTGCTTCAGCAAGGACTGTGGCCGATAAACTTAATATCATATTAGATTATATCAAATCCCTGGAAACTGATAAGAGAAAGATCGCATGGACGACTCTTGCTGCCATGATCGCATCTGACCTGGCAAACGGTAAATTGAGTTGGCAGGAATTATATTCTATCGCACAGGGTATCTATGAAAAGAAGTTGAACTTATGATAAATTTTTTGAGTTTAAAGAAGAAATCACAGTCGGCAGTCATCCTGTCGGCCGTGATCCTTGTTGTTCTCATCTCATTTTCTGTTCTTTTTTCGCGGTATTCTTACGAAAAGAAAAGAGCTCATGAGTTTGAGCAATCGAGCAAGCAGCTCTCGATGACTGTCAATCATCTGAATGATAGTAACCGCATCTTCAAGACTAAATTGGGGAAGGCTACGGTATGGGCTTCCGAGTCTCAGACGCTTTACATGGATAAAAAGAACCTGGTATCTCAACTGACCACCCAACTCGGCGTCAAGAAGAAAGAGTTGCATGATATCGGTATCAAGATAAAGGATATCCAGTCGGTTGTCTCTGTCAATTCGACCTCGAGTGATACCGTGCATACCGTTGCGTATATCGATAGTATTCAGTCGCTTCATGCCGAATATTGCGACAGTTTTATAACGATCGCAACTCAGATATTCCGGAACAACCAGGCTGTTATCCGATATACGAGCCGAGAAACATACGATCTGTTCAACTATGTTTCCTTCCGGCATCATTTCCTCTTCTTTCGCTGGGGGCGTGACAACAAGTACCTTTTGCTCCCGCATAATCCCCATACCAAGGCTGTTATTAAGGCCATTCACATGATACGGTCCAATCCGTAAACTGCCTATAGATAAAGAGATTGCCCAGACTATTCTAGTTTGGGCTTTTTTATTCTAAATCCATTAATTTAAATGTATAAATATTGTTAATGTGATAAAGAAAGTCATACTTTTGTTTTGATATGTGAGATAAAAGTATTACCTTTGTATCAGATAAAGAAATAAAGAACAATTTAAAAATCAAAGATTATGAAAAAGATCAAGAACGTTACGACAGGTGTACTTAATGAGTTTGGAAACTTTTACGGAGATGTAGAAATTGAGCATGATAAATTAGAGGAGGCTTATGATTTTCTCGAAGATGAATTAGATGATGATATGAAGAATTCCCCGGAATTGTGGGCCGGAGAATTTGAGAGCGGCTGTAAAAGATACGCCATCGTTGGTGACGGTGCAATGACATCCAATGGCGAATATGTAGTTGCTGAAATCATCTAAACTCAAAACCTAGCCCTGTACAGGTTAAGGGCAAAAAATTATTATGAATAAGGATATAGAGAATGAAGCCATCCGAATGTATTCGGCTGGCAAGAAGACAAAAGATATACTTACTGCTACTGGAGTAGGATCACAGAGCACATTATATCGGATATTAGATCGGAATAATATCCCTAAAAGGCCACCTAAAAAGGTAAAAAAAATAACGATATCCCTTGATAAGGATGTCATGGATAAAGTAAATCAGGAAAATCCAGATAATTTATCGCAATGGATATGTGATAGAATCAGAAAATCATATCAAAATTAGAATAAAAGACTTTCCCTTCCATATTTTATTGCAAAAAGTGGAGGATATGCCATGATTTATACCGAAAAACACTAACTTTGCATTTAGAACTCTAAATGAAAGTGATTATGAAGAAAATTATATTATTCCTAATTGTTATTATTGCTTCAGCAGCATTCGCCCAGAAAAATACACATCAATATCAGAGTAAAAAAAATACTGATTCCATCAAATATTGCCTTAATGTGCTGAAATACCCGGATCGCCTCCTCTTCGAGGGCTGGGGACTTCCATTTTATAGGTTGCCAAATGATGATAGTATAACTGACAGTCTACCGCAGGTTATAGATTGTTATATTATAGGTGATAACAAGGATCGGTATTTATGTACTTCGTATGGAAAAGCATTCTGGATTAATAAGAAAGATCTATTATTGAATCATGATAGCATTGATAATCTGCTGCATAACAAATGCAGGATCTATTCGCGATATGTGAGAAACAAAGGCATTTTCTACTCTAAAGGAGACCTGGATTATTTTAAAGACCAGATGAATCTCATATATGGCTCACCAGTAACCATATATACTGCCGAAAAATATCAGGAAAATGAATATATGAATACAACAAGTTTCAAATTTGAGATTGGCAATAATACCAAGAAGATCATCAAATATGTATATCTAACGATAAAAGGATATAATGCCGTAAATGATCCTGTTGAAAACAGTGTAACAGAAACATGTATCGGTCCTATTTCTCCTGAAGAAACAGCATCTTATAAATTTGAAAATATCTGGTGGACGGATGTTATCGAAAAAGTAAAAATAATCGGGTTGAAACTAAAATTTACGGATAATACTTATCGAATTATTCCTCATCCGGAGAAATGTATTTATACACCCGTGTTTGGATATCAGGTAAACTGCTTTAGCAAAATAGATACTTGTATAGATGTTGATGATCTAATAGGTAAATAAAAATATTATGAAGAAAATTCTATTGCTATTTTTAATGCTGATCAGTCTAAGTGCAAATGCGCAAAAAATAGATTTGGATAAACAGGAAACTGATGGATCAAGACTGATAATAACTACTCGTGTTCTATTTGCAGAACATGACTTAACATTTGTACTTATCCCAAAGAAGGATAAAAGACCATCTTCTATGGATCTTGCAGCGGAATGTTGTATCAATAAAGATGGAGAGAAAACTTATTTTGTTGATTTCCCCATTTTTTATTATCAGCATAAAATACTAATAAAAAAAGGAAGTCGGCTATTATTCAAGTTTGATAATGATTCTATTATGGAAATAAAATCATCAAGAGATGTTGATGAACTTAATAATGATCTAAGTTTTATTGGAGATAAAGCAACTTATTCAGCAGTTCTTTCTTATGAAATGTCTTCTTCTCAAGCTAATATATTTCGGAATCATAAGGTCGTTAAAATGAGGTTAGAAACTGATCTTGATTATCTTGATTTGGACCCAACCTATTATAACAAGAAATTTGATTTTAATGGAAAATTCATAAAATGTATTGATGTTATAAACAAAGCTCTCATGAAATCAAATGATCTTTATAATGGCTTTTGATTGAAAAAAGAAACGATTTTTGTTAAAAAACAAGGGATTATGAAGAAAATTATATTGCTATTTTTAATACTGGTCAGCTTTGGAATGACAAATATTAGCGCAAAAAGATGCTATATTGACGTGATGATTCTTCCTACAAGAATATCACAACCATCTTATATGGCTCTTGTTGATCAAGGAAATAATATGCTGAAATCTTTTGCATATTTATATGATAATGATCAATATGGTTCCTATTTTTTTACTCCAATGGCTGTTTGTAATCTTATGGCAAACAATGGATGGGTTCTTTCGCAATATATTCAAACAAATCTTCCTACTGAAGCAGCTGGAATTTTTGATGTTTTTCTTGGAAAAAGGGAAACTGATATTACCAAAATAGAACATTATATCTTTTATAAAGATTCTTTATCAGAAAACAATGAATCTTTATATGGGTTAAAATTAACTGATAAATTGGTAAAACCTCAAAAGACCGAAAAAGAAAAAGCATTCGAGAAAAAACATGAAAAAATCAGAGAACAGGGTGATGGCGTATACCAATAACTCCTTATAAAATGGAAACATTAATGGCTTTTGATTGAAAAAAGAAACGATTTTTGTTAAAAAACAAGGGATTTATGGAAATTTTTCTGTAAATCCTTTGTTGTTTCTGAAACATTCCCTATATTTGCCATTGCTTACAAATGACGAAATCATTCGTTCCGTAGGGCATCGGTAAATTGTCCATCAAATTGCATGGGCTTTTTTTATGCCCAAAATATAAAGCTATTGGCGGTTGCCATCTCGTAAATAAGATCAGTCCTTCGGACGAAGTCGTTATTTGTAAGCAGCGGGATGTGCAGCCGCTTCTTTTGTCTCCGCACCGAGCGGTTCTCGGCTTGCTTACAAATAACGCAACATGGAAAAACAAAAATCTATTCAGCTTCAGGAGTATTCGCATGTTCCGTCTCTTATCCAGGAGAAAATCTCTTATGCGAAAACATCGGCCAGGACCTGGCTTAATTCAAATTCTACTTTTTACAGTCGAATCGCGGGATATCCGGTTACCCGGATTATGGCCATCAGAATCGGGATCATTCTTCCGCTGCTGCTGGTTATCGCTGCCATCATGGTAATGCAGTCTCCAGTGATAGCATGTATCTCCGGAGCAGTCTCTGCCTGGATCGTCTATCGACTCAATCAGAAAGGAGGCAGAAAATGAAAAGTAAGTGGTATTTTACAAAATCTTATAAAAAATATTTTGCTGTTAATGCTAAAGGAGGAAAATTGCAACGATATATAAATGATTATATTTATATACTTTTCGATAAAAAATCGATGAATGAATTTGTCAATGAAATCAAACAAAAATGCAAATCTTTAGATCAAGAATATCCGAGAACTACTCCTTTAGAAGTATATTTCGAAAAAGAAAAACATCTTTCTTATATTGGTTACAAACTTACTATATATAAAAGAAATCGTCCGGATGCCATTGTTGTTTTAGATTTTGCTGAGGTCAGACGAATAGAACATTATCAGACAGAAATTGATTTTGAGGAAGGAACAAAAAAATGAAAAAAGTATATATTGAAATCACAGATGGGACCTTATGCCCCTCATCCACCGAGGAGGAATTATATCATTGGTGTGTAGATAATTTCCATGCCACTATTATGACACCTATCTTCTTTGAATTGATGGATATCGCCATCATGAGAAAAATCAAGGCAATCAACGAGAAGAATAAGAACGGATTGCAACTTGTCAGGAAAATTGATATGAACGAATATGAGATTACGGTATCGCGATCCAATTGCCGGATATCCGTCGACAGCCTGTTTACTATCTCAGGTTACAAGGCGAAAAAGGAATATACGGACGAAGATGTCCTATGATATCGGGGTGCTTTTCTCTATTTTTGCATAAAACAGAAAGAAAAAATGAAAGTTTATATCAGCGGAAAAATGAAGGGCCTCGATAAAGAGGACTATGAACAAAATTTTGATGATGCCGAAAAGGCACTCAAGATGCAGGGCCATGAAGTGATCAATCCATGCAAAAGCATCTGGAACGGTGATGATCACTCACATGAAGGAAAGAAATGGGGAGAAATGATAAGAAAAGACCTCGAGCTCCTGTCCGGATGTGATGCAATCTACATGCTCAGCAACTGGAAAGAGGATTCGCAGGGTTGCCGGGTGGAATATCATTTTGCGAAAGGATTGGGAATAAAGATCCTTAACGCAAATGATGACGGTCCCCTGGAAGAGTTTCTCCGCCAATACCGCCAGTCCGGACCCGCAGGGAATATCCAGTTCATGACCACTAATGATATTGCCTACATGCTCGAGGACATGCAGGAATATACGTCAGAACTCATATCCATGACCTTACAGGCACATGGCTATAGAATGAAAGTTATTCATGATAAATACTATTGGGTTATGTATAACATAAATTGAGTTTTTAGAACTTCTTTAGAAGGTCGAGTCCGTGAGGATCCGGCCTTTTTTGTGTCCTATGGTGAAAATCGTTTTTTGTCTACATTTGTAAAAACAAAAAATACGATTATGCTGAAAAGAATGCTCTACTCATACGGTTATCTCTCTGTACATGCTTTCGCTCAAAGCCTGTTCCCAAGTACTAAATATGTATCTCCTGCCTGCACGGTGGGCATCAGCAGCGTGCTCGGAGCGGTAGCGGCCATGATGGGCCTGTGGCCGTTCCTGCTGCTGGCCATGGTGCTAGTGATGACCATCGAACTGGTATCCGGTCTGATGGCCAGTCATGTAAGAAAGGAAAAATTCGAGAGTGCAAAGTTCTCCCGATTTGTACTGAAGCTCTGCATCTGGTTTATATTGTTCGTCTCCGTCCAACTCTTTGCCATCATCGCACGACATGAGGGGACTATGCTGATATGGGAATTGACCGGTACCCTATTTGATGTCATCACGATCATTCTGATGGTCTGTTTTCTGGTCGAAAACGTCACATCAATCCTCGAGAACCTATCCTGTATCGACGGTAAGGATAAAAGTTATTATATAGACCTGATCATGGATGCGGTGGGTATAGCATTCAAAAAAATAGGACTGAAAAAAGATAAGGAGGACGGAAAATGAGGAAATGGGGTTATCTGCTGCTTATCGTTGAGATCATCGCGCTGATTGTGCTTTGGTTTTTCCTCAGTAACTATCAAAATTAAAAAAATGGAATGTTCCCTTGATTTTACAAAATCTACGGATCTGGTTTTTGCCATGAATCTGGATAAGATCATCTATTCCGGATTAGATGCAGATACTGCCCTGACAGTTCAGGTGAAGATTTCCCAATCTGCTACACTTGATGATATCAGGGATTCGTGGAATACCGTCTATTATGCAGATCAAGATGGATATATCCATATCTCCGGACTCGGGCGTGTATGGAATGATCATATCCTCTCCTATCGATTTATCTATAACAACATGGATGAGGAGAATCCTGAAGGATTCATCAATAGTAGTATATATGCTCAATTTACTTATCAATATACTACTGAAACTGTCGATGGGAACGTACATAATATAGTCATTCATACTGCAACCTGTATCCGCCGAATCTATTATGCCAGGAAGATTTCAGAGCATACTCCTGCAGAGATTGCCACATGGTGGCCGATCATACCAAGGGAAAAATATACAATCTCCGGACTGAAAGAGATGATATACCTCCTGTCTATCAGTACCTGTCATATCAAGGCTGGCGTTGCATCCTTGCTGAATGGCCAGACGGCTTATACGGAGCAGGATATATCACCGACAAAGGTTCATGATTATAAAACTATAGATGTATCTCCGGATACGATCAAGACGACCGTCCTGGGTAATACTACTGCCAAAATGCTGTATTATGACATCATGTTATATGATGGTGATATGCTGAAAGATACGGTGAGGTATACGATGGGAACCCGGAATTATCCCCAGAAAACAGAATTTATCTACCTGAACTTTATCGGAGCATACGAGACAGTTCTGTTTACCGGCCAGGAAGAACTGGATCCGGAGAGAAATGTCGATTATGGATATGCGGGTGACGAATATACTGCCCTTGACCTCGAGGTAAACAATGTCTATAATACCTATTCGGGCTATTGCAACAAGACTATTATGTCACAAATCAGGGATATGCTCGAGTCTCCTCTGATATGGGTCTGGACCGGTACGGATTACCGGAAGATAATCATCACGGATATAGATTATAAGAGGATCACTCCGACATCAGAGATGTATAATGTCAAGGTTACCTGGCGCTATGCGGAAGATATAGAACATACGGATAAGGACATTGTGCCCTGGGATACTTCTTCCAAGGTGTTCTCCCATCCGCCGTTTGACCGAACTTTTTCTTAACAAGATATGGATACAGATAAAAATAAAGAAAAATGGATGCCGGCATCGACGATGCTTGATGATATGGATATCCGGTATGACCGCCGTGGAAAGAGACGGATATTTTCGGTAAAGTTTGTCACACTGTCCGGCAAACTGCATTATTTCCCGCAATGCTACGCCCAGGGAGCAGGAAAGATGAACAATAAGGAATATCGGATGCGCGGGCTGCAGCCCTGTGACTGCAAAGGCTATCCGGAAGCTCATGCTTTCGCAGTGAGGATCACGAATATACTCGAATACAATGGATTTAAAATAGACTGGAATAATGGACATACTATACAATGAAGCGGGCATACCCCTGATGATGCAATCGACCTACCTGTTCGGTGATACCTATACAGACAGGGCTGCCATCAATTCCTTTGAGGCAAAGAATGCACTCCTTATGCCACACAACGAATGGTACCGGGATTATATGCTCGTTGACCAATACAAGGTCATGGCATGGGGGAAAGCAAACAAGTTCCCGCAATTTGCTGCCAAACTGATCAGTGAGACGACCGTCCTGGATGCAGGATTAAAATTTCTATGGTTCCTGACGCTCGGCCAGGGATTATTTCCGTGTACCGTTACCGGATATGATGACGATGGGAACGAATTACTGCAGGCAATTGATGATCCGAAACTCACCCGGTTTATCAATTCCAGGATGTGCCGGAAATATATGGAGAAAGTCCTTCGGGATTATTTCAAGTTCGGCAACGGAGCAGTTCACTTCGTTCCTGGTCTTGACCTCAAATCCATCGTCGGGCTGAACCCGCTGAATGCTCTGATGTACAGATATACGGAAGCGGACGCCTACGGTAACAGACAGGCACTCATATCAGGATACTGGCCTGCTATCCCTGCAACAGATCAGTATAGGGTTGTCCCTGTACTCAATGAATATGATCCCGAAGGCCAGGCGGACCTGCTCAACCAACTCGGGCAGCTACAGGATGGATTCGTCTACCCTATCCGGGAGAGCTGGAGCAATGAGGATGCATACGGTGAACCGCGCTGGTGGCCTGCTTTCGTCGCAGGATGGGTAGATATTGCGCACCTGGTACCCCAATATCTGAAAAAGGCTTATAAAAATCAGACGACATGGAAATGGCACGTGCAGATACCTTATAGTTATTGGGATAAGAAGTTTCCGGTCAATGACTATAAGAGTACGCAGGAAAGAAAGACCGCCATCAACCAGTTCATGGATACAATCGAGCAGAATCTGCTCGGTCCTGAGAATGCCGAAAAGCCATTGTTTACCAATTACGCCATCAATGAAGCCAATGGCCGTATTGAGGAAGAATGGAAGATCACGGCACTGGATAATAAATATACCGGGAACGAGAACCTGGTCACATCATCTGCAGCCAACTCAGAGATTCTGTTCTCGTTGATGGTCAACCCTAATGTGTTCGGAGCCGGAATGCCTGGCGGTACCTACTCGATGAATCAAGGTGGCTCTAATATCCGTGAGGCTTTTCTGGTCAATATTGCGAATGCATGGAAGGACCGCCAACAGATCCTTGATCCTCTCGAACTCTATATCAGACTGAACGGACTTCCGGAATGCCAGTTGCGCTTCCGAAATACGATCCTCACTACACTCGATAAGGGTGCAGGCACACAGAAAACTTTATCTTAATCTGATTAATATGATATTCAGCAAAGAACACTTTACGAATGACCGGGAGTTGCAGCAACTCCTCCCAACGAGTGCAGCTCTCTCCTGGGAAAAGATGGAAGCTCCGCTCCGCAATGCCCAGGATGATTTTCTGCTCCCGCTCATGGGTGATACCATGATGGCGGACATCGAATCCATCTATGTAAAAGCTGATGCAGACCGAACGGCTGCTGACAAACGGATATTATACCTTGCACAGAAGGCTGTGGCCAATATTGCATTCTGGATCAACTTTGATGCACTTAACCTCCGGATTACTGACCAGGGATTCCAGCGGCAACAGAGCGAATCAGGCAACTGGACCGGTGCATATAAATATCAGGAAGATCATCTGCGACAGAACTTTAAGAATACCGGATTGAATGCCCTTGACAGTCTGATGAATTATCTGGAGGAGCATATCAGTGATTATGACCACTATAAGAATTCTCCCGGATACGTTCAGGCACAGAAAAGTATCGTGCACGGCACATCAGAGATCGAGGAGGTATATGATATCCATGATTCCAGAATCATCTTTCTCCGCCTGCAACCGGTTATCCGGAATGTACAGGCATTGGTATTGCAGCCTATACTCGGGGATGCACTCTATCAGAAACTGCTGGGCTGGCTGGAAGATTCTACAAGTTTTGCAGATGCATATACCGATGCAAAATTCGATGATTTCCGCAAGAGCTGCTGCCGGGTGGTCGTGATGAAAGCTATCATACAGTTGCTCCGGACAACCGGGAGCATTACGGACCGCGGACTGTACTTTACAACCATTCAGGCCGAGAGGCCCGGAAATAATACAGAAAGTCCGGTCAGTGACGTGCGCCTGGATCTCGCTGTCAAGGATGCGGAGCGGGCCTGTGACGGATATGTCAGCAGGCTTACTGCCTATGTCAACACTTATATGGTCGCTGATGCAACAGGCAGCTCCCTGCATGCACTTGACCGTGATAATACTGATAAGACTTCTTTCTGGGCCTGAAAAGAACGATATGAAGAAACTGCATATCAAATATAAGCGATATGGTATCACGAAAGGAATAGACCGGACGGTACCGGAAAAATGGGGAGAAATGACCGGATCACAGTTTATTGCCATGGTCCGGGTGGCACAGCATGATATGCCTGTCAATGATTTTCCAGGGATATTTCTCGGACTGCCGAAAGGTGTGGAGCTCGATATCTTCCAACTCTATCAGTTGATGGGACTGATGCCGGATGAGATCAAGGATGCGCGGGTATCCCACTTCTTTATCCAAAAAATAGGCAAATTATATGCACCTGCAGACAAACTATCAGGTATGAGCCTGCAGCAGTTTATGACGGTCGATACTTTCTTCATGCAGGCTTCTGACCAACTGTCCAGGAAAGGAGAATATACGGATTCGGATGCATTATGCAAGATGATCGGCGCACTCTATATACGGAAAAAAGAGGCTTATTTCGTAGAAGACTCAGACCGGAAACTGGTAAATATTATCCATAATGCGGAACTGGCGAGAAAGGCCGATAAATCGGTAAAAATGGGCATACTGATCAACTGGGGAATGATACACAGATGGCTGAGCAAGGCTTTCCCTCTGCTCTTTACGGAAGAGGAGCAACCGAAAAAAAAGATGGCCAGACAGAAAAGCCAATGGCTGACTATTCTCGACAATTTCGTCGGTGATGATATCAGCCATCTGCAGACCTATCGGAGCATGGAATGTACGGATGCATTCAGGCTGATGAATCACCGGATATATAATTACAACCAGCAACTCTTAAAGAACAGGAAATGACTTATACGATTGATGATTTTAAGGATTATATCGAGAATCTGGCTAAATCACATAGCCAGGTAAAGCATAGTGATACCAATATTCACTTTGCTTATCTCAACGATCAGAAAGAATCTCTGCTGCCTGATCAGATGCGATATCCTTTTGTCTATTTCGGACACGAAGGATTCCATGTCAATGAATCTCAGCAGATGGTCTGGGATGTCAACCTGTCCCTATTCGACCATGTGGCTGATACCGGTAATGATGTCGAGGTCAACACGGCACTGGGTACCACCTGTCAGATACTCATTGACTTTCTCTCGAAGATGAAAGAGGACCGCAAGTCTCCTTCTTACAAACTGTTGAGAGGTCTGGACTTTAACGAGGCTTCAGCCAGTCCGATGAGCAATCAGGATGATGCCCTGTATGGATATGCTATCTCTTTCCGCATTGCACTCCCCTGGTGTAGTCAACTCGCGGATGGAACTTTTCTGAATCCTTAAATAAAATGCTATGGCTGACAAACTGATGACAATAGATGAATTCACTGCCCGGCTGAAAGCCTGGGGAATGGAAGTGAAATCAGTGGCCAATGCTAACCTGTCGGGAACGCATGGATCCGGTGGGCTATCACAGATGAAAGTCTCGGCCGGATATAAACAAGCAAAGGATTATCATTTTGTATCATTCAAGTTTCCACGGCATGGTGTATTTCTCGAATATGGCGTTGGACGCGGATGGATACGGCAGGGCGGACAGGTCATACGCGGGCAGCGCACCCATAAAGGTGATGCGATTTATAATCAACTTCAGCAAAAAGGCTATTCTTCCAAGGAAATCCGGGGATATGCAGTACAGACCGGAGCAAAAGCAGGAAAAGGAAGGAAACCATTGCTCTGGCTTGATGATGCTATCAATTCCAAGGCAGAAGGTATAGCTGATCTTGCTCAGGAATATTACGGAGATTACAGTTTAGATAAATTATCAGATATGATCGGCCGAATGGCCATCGTCAAGAAAGGATAAGATTATGGCAAACAAAACAGTCAACAGAACCGTCCGGATGTATATCGACGGAAAGGAAGTAGATAACAGTCTGAATGCAATATATAAGGAGCTCCGGGAGCAGAAAAAGGCATGGAAAGAAGCAGAAGTTGGATCAGAAGATTATCAGAAGGCAGTCCGGAACATCAAGACTCTGAACGGTGCCATCGAGGAGCATAAGCAGGAAATACGGAGTGTGGGAACAGAACATACCGGAATAATGGGGAAATTTACCGGTATGGTGAACGGCATGAAAGGCGGATGGCTTTCGCTTACCGGATCCATTACCGCTGCTCTTGCTGCCGTTCAGGGAGCTATTGCTGCTCTGCAGGGAGTGATCAATGGAATAAAATGGTGGTATAATTACAACATTGAAGCTGAAAAAGCCTCCAGACTGACCCATGAATTTTTGGGGATCACCGGCCAGTCTTTGGTAAAAGTAAGATCCGAAATACAGGCTATAGCAAGCCAGTTTGGGAAGAGTTATAAGGATGTGCTCGAAGGCGTTGATTCACTGACAGCACAATATGGAATCAATGCGAAGAATGCGACGGATATTGTCAAGAAAGGTTTTGCTTCCGGAGCTGATGAGGGAGGTAATTTTCTGGAGCTTCTCAAGCAATATGCTCCGGCATTCCATGATGCAGGTATAAGTGCGGACCAACTTGTGGCCATTATCAGTCAGACGCGTTCCGGGATATTCTCTAAAAACGGTCTATCAGATATTGCTATGGCATCAAACCGAATTCGCACGATGTCATCAACTACCGCCGTTGCCCTGGATAATATCGGGATATCATCATCAAAAGTAGAGAAAGAACTGCGAGACGGATCAAAGAGCACTTTCGACATCATCAAAGAAATAGCCACGCAACTTGAGCAACTCCCTCAGAATAGTAATGCAGCAGGGGCAGCAATAAAAGCCATATTCGGGAAAAATGCGGCAAATGACGGCATGAAAATGGTAGAGAACCTGGCTAAAGTGTCTACCAGTCTTGAGGAAGTGAAGGCAAAAACAGGAGAATGGGGGAAATTGCAGGAAGAGCAGATCGATGCACAGACGCAACTGAATGAAGATGCAGATAAATATTTCGGAATCAGTCATAATGGTTATGCCAGTATGACTGCAAAAGCGAAAATCTATCTATTGGAAGGTCTTTCCGCAACGATAAAGGTAGTTGCCAATATCATTAACTATTTTATCCGCTGGTATAATGAATCGATGCTCATCCGCGGTGCTGTACAAACTGTTATAGGTACAGTATCAGCTTTAGGTTCTATAGTAGGATCAGTTTTCACATATCTGACAGATCTTATTAATAACTCTGTTCATGATTTAAAAGGATGGGCAGATGTCCTCGAAGGTATCATTACCCTTGATTTCAGTAAAGTAAAGTTAGGATTCAAAGAAGTTGGTGATGCACAGTCTAAAGAGCTCAAATCTATCGTCAGTAATTTCTTAAAGGCAGATAAGGGCGTTACTGATGCTTTTACCAAGGCTGGTAACCGAACGCTAAACGGGCATGTCAATGAACTGGGAGGTAACAACAATAAGGTCAATGCTGATACCGCAAAAAGCATGATCGGGAGACGGAAGAGATTAGGTAATTGGATTGTCGAATGGAATGGGAAGGAATGGGTAGGAATAGAGAGGGTTTCTGCCAAAAGAGAGAGCAAAAGAACTACATCACTAAAAAATTATACTGATCCCGAAGCTGCTGCCGCTGCAAAAGCTGCTGAAAAAAAGAGAAAGGAGCTTGATGCTGCAGAAGCTAAAGCAAAAGAAGAGGCCAGAAAGAAGATGCAGAAGGCCTTGGATAATATTGATGCTGAATATCAACAGAAAGAAAACAAGGCTAAAGATGACTATATGAAAGGGAATATCAAGACCCAGGAAGAATATAATCAAAAACTGGAAGATTTGGAAGAGGAAAAACTGGAAGCTCAATTAAAAGTGGCCAATCTTGAGCCTAAAAAACGCGAGGAAATCAATACAAAGATTCAAGATGCCAAAATGAATCTCTTCAACAAGATGAATGACCTCATGAGAAACACAACTGATGAAGATCCTACACATGAGTTGGATAACACTTTAAATAATCTCAAGAACAAACTTGATGAGGAAATGAATATTCTCAAGAATGCCTATCATGAGAAACTCATCACGGAGGAACAATACCAGGAAGATAAGAAGAAGTTGGAAACAAAATATGCCAACGAAGCGAAAAAAACTACTCAACAAAATTATGAAAAGCAAGATGAAAAGAGGGACGAAGAATTTGAAGCAGAATTATCTGCATTGAAATTAAAATTAGCGAAGGAGGGATATTCGGAAGAATATATTGAAAAGAAACTCCTTGAAATGCGGCAAAACTACTGGAAGAAACTTCTAAAGAATGATAAAGTATCAGCAAAAGAAAAGAATAAAGTCAATGAAAATCTGAACAATTCAGAAGTTAGTCAATATTCTAGCAAATACGAAAAGATTCAGGAAAAAGCGGAAATGTTCAGCGATATTATAAAATCTACAGCAATAGATCTTGGTAATGGAATCGCTGGAATTATCAAGAAAGATGGAACAACTGTTCAGACCATCGTAAAATCTATTTTAAAAGATATGCTGAATGCCTTTTTGGATTATCTCCAGAAACAGCTCATAGGGGATGAATTTGAAGTAACTGCTAAATCCATAAAAAATTATGGTCCAATTCTCGGACCTATTAGGGCAGCAGTATCCATTGCTTTAATGCAAGCTCCATTTTTGGCTGCAAAGGCAGCTATTAATTCTTTCGCCGAAGGCGGTTATACCGGTGATGGGGGCAAATATGAGCCTGCCGGAGAGGTGCATAAAGGTGAATATGTGCTCCCACAGGAAGCAGTTCAGAATCCTGCATTCGCTCCACTGATGCATATTACTGATATTGCAAGGAAGTCAGGTAGAGTAGCAAATCTGACTGATGAAGACCTTGCTGCTATATATAATAAAGGAAATACCGCTCCGCAAATAACAACTATAGCTTCTCGAGCACAAGATACACAGAATAAACAGATGATGGCCATGATCGCATCCAACACTGCTTTGTTGGCATCAACAACCGCTACCATCTCAAAACTGAATAAACGGCTCAGTCAGCCTATTACCGCTGAAACATACGTAGCTGGTCGGGGTGGAATCAACGAAGCACAGGCACTTTACAGACGCCTGAATAAAAACGCAAGCAGATAGATTATGCTGATATTATTGATAAATGGAATGAGAGTGAATCTCCCTGCTGATATGCAGGAGGATTTTTATGCTTCCAATCCTTTTTTTACCAAAAAAGGAGAATGGACGCTGGATATTGATATTGATCTGCATGATCCGCAAAATGCAATCGTATATAAGAGTATCAATCGCCTTGATGTCCGGACGCATCCCACCAATCGTACTGCTGTTCTATTTAATGCTGACCGGCTGATCCTGCACGGAACGGAAGTGATTGATTCTATTGATGAGAACAAGGCAAAGATACAATTGGTCGGAGGAAATTCGGAATTGAATTATCTCGGTGGCACATCACGACATATACAGGACGTGGATATGGGAATCATGAACCTGGGGAATACCGAACAAGAGATGCTGGATAAAGCAGTTGCATCATGGGGCGGGAGTTATCCGGAATGGGAATGGGTATGCCTGCCTGTCTGCAGCAAAAACGAGACAACACATAAGGATCTTAATGTTATAGATAATTTTACTTTGGATGATGATGAGACCTATTATGGAGCCAACATACCTCGTATACATTTCTCCGGAGGGCAGGATTTCGATTCGGCTATATTGGATCTTGGAAATGTGGGGGATCATCAGCATATATGCGCACTTCCGTATGTTCCGGCATTCATCGAGCGCCTTATATCCGGACTCGGATTTAAATTAGGATCTGATGCTATCGCTACCGATGAAAGATATAAGCACATGATATTCTGCTCTTCGAATACAGGAGTAGCATGGAACTGTAAGGTCCCTAATGTGCTGGTCAATGACTTTATCACGGATGTAGAAGCCTTTTTCAATGTTATTTTTGATATCAATGAATATACCAGGGTAATTAACATCTATAGCATTCCTGATTTCTATGCACAGCAACAAACAGTCTATATCCCTCTCCGGGATGTGATCGGAAACATTAAAAAGGATTATAAGGATACGGCAAATAATGGAGATGATAGTGATGATTCTGATAATGATGGTAATGATTCTTTAAATTTCGGGAGCGACAACCTGAAATATAATCTATCGGATGATATCGCCAACAAATATGATGATGTGTCAAAGGGACTGATTGCTGCATGTGATATCATCGATGTGACAGAAGGGAGCTGGAGTAATCCATTTTCGAGATATAACTATGCGGATATATGGAAAATCATTACAGGGAGCAGCACTATCGACGCAGATAATACTGATGGATCAGGGATATCATATAAGGTAAGCGTGATGAGTCTATTCCGCCAGACAATGTTCGATGAGCAGAACCTATATATGCTCAGATGTGTGATCCCGAAGAGTGACAGCGAAAAATATGGTATAGCTGCAGTGCGACCAATAAATCAATTTGCCGCACGAGAGATACCAGATCCGAATGCCAACACCTTATCATTCAATATCATCCCATGTAAGATATTATCCTCTCCAGTCTATAAAGCAGACGATAACCATCATGGATTCCAGTTTCCTTTTCTCAATCCATCATGGCCACCTCAGGGTGATAATAACGTAGTATTCGGAAATCCGAATACTTTCAGCTATGCTGACAATCAACTCAACAAATATGTCCAGGATGGATATAAACCTGATGAGATAGAGGATAATAACGGACGTATTGAGGTGGCTTTTTATGATGGCCTGCAGAAAGTAACCTGGGAGGATCCTGCTATGAATGCCAATCATGATAATCTAAAAGTCCCAGTAGCGACAACTCTTAATGAAACATTTTTGCTCAGAGAAAAGATAACGGATATATCTGATAAACTCATTGCTGGTTGCCGGGCCGTAAATTTCGGGTATCCGGAACGGACGATGAGCATACTCGGAACGCATGGGATGTATGCCTATACATACTCGAAGAATCCGAAGATCGACAAAACAGAAACCTATACGATTCAGTTCAAATCAGAAAAGCAATTGGATCCGAGATCGATATTCGTGATCGGAAACATGAAATTCTATTGTAAGCAACTAAAATATTCACTTACAAATCACGGTATGAGCCAGATCATTGAAGGCACCTTTTATAAAATGACCGGAAATGAGTTATCAGGAAGCACCTTCACTGTCACTATCATACTCGGAACTGACGTAACGACGGATAATGCTCTCACGGAAATCGAGGAAGGATCTGCATTTACGGCAAAATTTGTGAAGGGTGTTCATGATACGCCTAATGTCTCAGTAAAGATGGGTGATGAATATATCACTGCAGGTGCCTGGTACCCGGAATCATTTACAGTCTATATATCTAATGTGACAGGTAATATTGAGATCACTGCAGAGTAACGATGTCCTATCCGGACAAAAAATCTTGTTTTAAATTTGTAAAAACAAAAAATACATACGATTATGTCAATAGTTATATCAGATCTTATCGCTTCCGCCGAGACCATCCGCACGAATAATCTCCCGGATTCCAATACTCCTGAACTGGTCGGTTCGACCATGAAGAATGCCTTGCTGTTGTTGCAGGACCTCCAGTCCGCAAAAGACGGTCCTTATTATATAGATGTGAGCATCAGTGATGCTCAGAACCTGCCATCTTCCCCTACTGATCAGCAGAAGCTCACAGCCTATCTGATCGGGAGTTATGTCTATGTCTGGAATGGTACTGCCTGGACCCCGAAACAGTTTGTTGGACCTGTCGGAGAAAAAGGTGATAAGGGAGACAGCGGTGTGACTGATGCAGCATCCGTTGTGGCAATCAGTGATTATACTGCCGGTGACGGATCGGATGCCACAAAGGTGTATGTCGGTACGGCCAATGCGCTGAAAAACCTGTATCTGTACGTATCCGGAATGATCGCGAAGAATACTCAGAATATTGGTACCAATGACTATCCTTCCTATGATGCATCCCTGCCCTATAAGGTCGGTGACATTCGCACCTATGACGGCAACCTCTACCGTTGCACGACCAACATCACGACTTCCGAGGCCTGGAACTCCGCCCATTGGACCCAGACGTCTATGAATGAGATTCAGAGAAAAATGAACTCCGTGCTGAACATCTCGGAGACATATCCCACGAGCGGGACGAACGGTGGTAATACCTATTCACTGACAGGCAGCAAGGAGGTAGACCGCCTCACGCTGACCAGCGGTGTGGCTACAGACGGCATAATTAAGATCACGTTAAATAGCACGGAGCATGATATTGCTGTAATGGCTGCTAAAGCAGAAGTGGACAGACTGACATTTACTGGGGGAGTTACAGCTAATGGCACAATAAAGATACATTTGGGAGGAGTTGAGTTTGATATTGCAGTTACAACTGATTATAACACAGCTGATTTATTAGCTGCTTTCATAGCCACCCAGACTTTTACAGGATGGACTGTAACATATATTGCTGGAAATACCTATATTGATTTTACTTGCAACACGGCTGGAACTGCTCCTGCTCCAACTTATGACATCAATTCCAGCGGAGCTACGGGAAGTATCACACAAATCACTGTCGGTGAAGATAACCAATCCACCATAGCATTGCTTGCCATTTATATCGCTACACAGACTATAGAAGGTTTCACCCTTACCGCCGGTTCGGACTATGTAGATTTTATATCTAATTCTGATGGCGATTTAACTACTCCTTCTTATGATGATAATGGGACTGGGGCAATTGGAGGTATATGCGTTAATACTGTTTTCAGTATATCTGCATTATCTGTTATACCTATATATTTACAGAGAGGAGGTTTGTTTATTATATATATTGATAGAAAATCAGGATTATATAAACATGCATATTTAGATAATCCTACTTTCACTGAAGATGCATCATATTGGAATTCAAAGGGAGAATCAATCTCTTATCCATTTCATATAATGGGTGCTCTTGAATTTGATGGAGAAATACATCAAATACATACTACTTTTTATACTACAGATTTTATATATCTTCCTAAAGGATCTATCATATATTCAGAACAAAAAGGAATATATAATTCTTACTATCCACATATTGCTGTTTATAATGAAGATTTTTCATTTAAGGAAGCTCCAACTTATAGCGGTTCTAGTCCTTTTTATTATGCATTACAAGATTGCTATGTTAAATATACTAATGATATAGCAGGATATATAAATCCTACTATATTATATCAATATAACAAAAATTTCGGATATGATGGTTTTATTTGGGACGGAACTATAATTCATGGCTTTTTAAATGGTCTGGGATTGATTTCAACAGATGAAACTAGATACGTTACTGATTATATAAAATTATCAAAGGGAGATAGAGTAAAAGTCTTAGAAAAAAATTTAGTCATAGGTAATATTTATCAGCCAAATTTATGCATATATAAATCGAAAACTTTGTCATCTTTTTTTAGTTCAGTTCAGGCTGAAGAAGAAGTAGGATTAACATATATCGCAAAAAATGATTGTTATGTAAGATATACTAACGCTTTATCCTATAAAAATACTATAAAAATTGAAAGGATACAAAATAATAGCCTATCTGAATCAGATATCTTACAAGAAATATCAAATATTTCTTGTAAGATTAATAATAGATTTATATCATTGAAAAAAGAAGATTTTTTCAAACACGAATATATAAATGTTACTAATGGACAACTATCTTATCTATATTTAAATAATCAAATTTCTTCAAAGAAATTTTATAAAATAATTGATCCATCTGAAACATTTTTATTTAATATAGAAATGTCTAATACTACTTATCGTCTTGTCTTTTGCTTAATTTTTTTTGATAAAGAATATAACTATTTATCTTTTGAAACTTGGAATAGAAATTATCAATTTTCCGTTCCTAACGGAGCAGTTTATTTTAAAATTTCATTATCATTGGAATTAGAAGATTCCAGTTTTATATCACCAGTAGAAAATTTAAGAGATCTTATATTCGATAATCTGGTTTCAAATCTTATTTTAGATAATGTAGAAGAAATTTCCATATCTGATGAAAACTATTTAAGTATATGGAATGGGAGAAAAGTTGGATTTTTGGGCGATAGTCTTACTTCTTATGCAGATTATGTAAATGCTTATAGTAATATAACAAATTGCCAAGTTGTAAATTATGGAATTGGTGGAACAAATATTGCTACTATTAGTGGAAAAACAAATGCTTTCGTAGATAGATATTTAAATATGGAAGATGATCTTGATATGCTAATAGTAGAAGGAGGAGTTAATGATCATAGAAGTGGGGTTCCAATAGGGGATTTTAATGATATTAATATTGATGGATCATTGAACAATACCTTTTATGGAGCACTTCATCTATTAATGAGGGGACTTATTAATAAATATAGAAACATACCGATCGTATTTCTTACCCCAATGCACAATTCTTACAGAGATGAAACTTGGGGAGATACTGGAGATTATAACTATTATCAATATACGACCAATGGAAAATTGGTAGAAAATAAATTTCCTCTAAAGGATAACCGGGACGTCGATGATACTGTCGCTACTGGAGATGTATTATCTAAATATGTGCAAGCAATAAAAGATGTAGCGTCTTTCTATTCCATAAAAGTAATTGATCTTTATGCAATAAGCAATATACAGCCTATTTTGGATTGGAATAAGACAATGTTTACCAGAGAAGGAATACATCCTAATGCAGTCGGAGGAAAAAGAATTGCTGATATTATTTATCCAATTCTTGAAAAACTTAATTATAATTTATAGCACTCCTTTATAACCCACAATATCCTTATCCGCTATGCTCCGATCCAAAGGAGTATAGCGGTTAGTGATTTCAATCGATGAGTGCCGTGCCTGGTCACGAACGGTCAGGATGTTTTCATTATCTTTAATCATATTGGTAATCCCAGTATCCTTAAAGCTGTAGAATTTATAAGTTTCCGGAAGGTTAAGAGGCTTCCGAACTCTCAGATCCCAGAACTCTCTGAACTGGCGCTGATCCTTATGAGTAACGCTAGGTCTCATATCTTTACCGAACAGGTACCATGATCCAGGATTGCTAAAAATCCCAAGATCGATCATGTATCGCATGACATGGTCCGGAATAGTAACAATAGCATCATTATGATTCTTTGTATGATCACCATATAAGATTAGCGTCTTATTTTTGACGGAAATATCGCGGATCTTGATATAACTCATTTCCTTTGGCCGGACAAATAAATAATTGATACACTGGCAGGCGAGCAGAAAGTGAGGATAACGTTCAGAAAGGAAATCACGTATATTGGCCATGACAGGATCAGGGATCACCTCCCTATTCTTTCGACGTGATCGTTTCATCTTACTGATACCTTCGACAGGATTAATAGTCAGATAAGCACGCTGAAGCAGATAATGAGAAAAACTGCTCAGCCATCCGAGATAATTGTTCCTGGTCTGAGGAGTATTGTTCAGATCGATAAAAACATAATCAAGAAATTGTGATGCAATATGCCGGTCAAATTGATAAATATAGATGATCTTATCCTTTCCCCAGCGAGAAAACATACGGAGATAACTCATATAACTAACAACGGTATCCTCTCGGAGATCATGACATTGCATCTCCTTAGTCAGATATTCCTTGTATTTTTCAATCACATCAGAAAAGGTAGAATATTCCATTGGGCGCATCTGTTCAATCCATGGATTCCATCCATCAAGGAGTTTCTTCGTAAGTTTCTGGATAATTTGAGTTGCTCTGAGTTTCTGATACCTTTTACCATGCAGCCTTCCCAGCATGATCTTCTTTTGCTTCATCTTTCCGGTAGCCGGACAAAATGCAGTAAAGCTCACATAGCATTCAGATTTTTGATGAAATACCGGTGGCGTCCATCCTTTGATCTGATTGATAATTTCATCATTAGTAAGACTCATTTTTTTTCCTTTCTCATTTTCAGAGAAAGGATAAGATTAATAACAATATGACATTCAACTCTATAAGTGTCACCGACTTTTCGCCGAGTTCTTTTAAACAACAACAGGCTAACTCGTTGATATTAACGATGTTAGCCTGCTTTTTGTTGGGATACCCGCATGTGATATTTGCAAAGGCTTGTCAATCCAATTATAACAAGTGTTGACACAAAACGTTAAATGCCAGCTATTTATAAATATAAAATCACGAAAAATGCTTTCATAATAGACAAATAGGACCAGTGCTGTTATACAAGAATTTTGAATTACCGTGCAGTTTTAGTAACTTTGTTAGCAGAAGTTAGGTCGTTCCAGTATCAAACCTTTTAAACTTCAAAACAGACCTAAATATTAAAAACATTAACAAAGCTATTAATTATGACATCAGTTAAAGCATTCATTCGTTCAAGTTCAAAGAAAGGAAAGAAAATTACTGTCAGATTACGCCTGACAGATGGTCGCAGAGGACAGATATTCTACAAGACAGCCCTTGAAGTTTTGCCCGATGACTGGGATAAAAAGACGGAGTTGTTAAAAGCCCGCAAGTTAATAGATCCCAGAGTTAGAAAAAACTTCAATTCAGCTCTCCTTGACTATAAGCGTGCCTTTGAAAACATCTATGAAGAAACCTATGACAAGTCTACTCTTAAAGATAAAAATCATCTTAATTTGCTCATTGACCAGAGAATTCATCCAGAAAAGTACAATCAGACAGACCACGAAGAAACTGTTAAAAGTTTTGGTTTTTTCGAGCAAATACACCGCTTTTTAAAATACAAAAATTATCCCGAAAGCCACAGAAAGAGTTTTGATGTCCTTACCCGTCTACTCCACCGCTTTGAGGTTTTCAAACAGATTTCCACTAACAACACATTCATTTTAGATCTTTCTACCATCAACTCGGATTTGCTTATAGATTTACGAGATTTCATCTTTAATGAATATATGCTTATAGGCAAACAAAGATTTCAAGGTATATATAAGCTATTTCCCGAACACAGAATCATCAAAAAGAGAGGTTATAACACTGTTATTCGATATATGAAACGACTTCGTACCTTTATCAAATGGTGCCTAGTAGAAGACTTAATAAAGAAAGATCCTTTTGACAGATTTACTATCGGTGAGACTCATGACGGAAAACCATACTATATTAACCTTGAAGAGCGTGATATCATAGCTGAAACAGATATAAAGGCGAAATGGGATCTTCTCTCTACAGAAGAGAAAAAACATATCAGCAAACATATAAGCGATCATACTATTATCCGGCTTATCCAACAACGCGACGTCTTCATCTTTCAGTGTGTTGTAGGCTGTAGAGTTGGCGATTTGCTCTCCTTTACCCCTAGCAACATCAATAACGAAGTATTAACATACGTTCCTCACAAGACTAAGGATAACATCCTGTCAACCAAAGTATCCGTACCACTTAATACACTAGCTAAAAACATTGTTAACAGATATATAGGCTGTAAAGATAACCATGGAAAGCTACTCCCATTTATCTCTGCTCAGAGATACAACAATGATATAAAAACCATTTTCACCCTCTGTGGAATTACTCGTGAAGTACCCGTATTGAATGCTGTATCAGGCGAATATGAAATGAAGCCATTGAATGAAGTTGCATCCTCACACATGGCTCGACGGACTTTCATTGGAAATCTCTACCGACAAGTAAAAGACCCAAATCTTATCGGAAAATTGTCTGGACATGTCGAAGGTTCTAAGGCATTTAACCGATACAGAGACATTGATATGAGTATGAAGATGGAATTGGTCAGTCTACTCGACAGCCAACACAAATAGCAATTTTTATCAGATTTACTCAAAGCCAGCCAGATAAGTTGGCTTTTTTATGTTTATCTAAGAAAAACAAAACGTTTGCCCACCTCCCTGAATTTTATTAACTTTAAGACAGACAGAAACAAAAAAGAATAATCATGGAAATCAAAGAACTTGTTAAAGAGAAAGAAGAACAGATGATAGTTCTCACGGCCAAACAGCTGAATGACTTTGCTGAAGACTTAATAGAGAAACATCATAAAGATTTAATTGCCATCATCAAAGAAGACAGGCAAGATAAGATAATCACACAATCTGAAGCAGCAGATCAATTACATATCTGTTCTAGAACACTGAAGAGATGGGCACAAGCTGGACTAATTAATATCCTAAAGATAGGTGGGAAAAA